TAACCACAGCAGCCTGCCCCCGACCGCCCGAGGCCTCCTCGGACAGGACGATGTCGCCAATCTCAAACCCGCCGTCGGGCTCGGTGCCGGTCCACTGGTCGGAAATGTCGGCGAAGTTGCGCTGTGCACACTCATCGCGCATCGACCCGGTCCAGGTCGACCTGGGGAAATAACCAGCAGTGAAGGGCTCGCCCCACTCGTGGTGGGCTGCAAGGTTGTAGCAACCGGCGACGAGGGCTGAGCAGTCCGCATTGGCCGGTGACTGGATGAGCCAGCCATCCCAATCGGACTGATCATAGAAAGTCCAGCGGTCCGGCTGAGAGTAGCCGACATCCGCTACGTCGGCGTAGTACCTGGCGCAGGATGCTGCGTATTGAGATACAGTCATTTTGACCTTTTCAGCCGTTGGGGTTCTCGATCGGAGCGAAGAGCACCGGGATGATCCGAGAGCCGTTGGCCTTGAGCTGCGCACGGACACGCGGAGGCGTCGTCGCATCTCCAGGCCAGATCTCGACGATGGATCCGTCGTCCGTGTAGTCACCCTTAGGGAGAACAAACGTTGCCCGGCTTCGAACCTGGATCTCCTTGGGGAGATCGACAACCTTGACATCCCTAGTTCCATTGAGGTCCTGAGTCTGCCAGGTTGCATTGCGCTTGACATACACCATGCCTGCCATAACGCGGTAGACGTAGGTCGCATTGTCCGGGCATGTGATCCAACCGGTGTCGAAGGTGCCATAACCCGAGCTGGCTCGAGAGTTGAACCACACGACCTTGTCGGGCATAGACTCCTTGAGGTCGATGAGCTTCTGATCGGAAGTACCGTCGCATCGGACGACCTTGAGGAGAGCCTTGGAACCTGAATAGAAAGCGACGTCCAGCTCGAAGTACGGATTCGACCCGAGGGTGACCGAAGCATCAGTAACGCCGTTGGTCGGGGAGATGTACACCGTACTGTACGGACTGGACTCGCCGCGCACAGTGGTGTGAAGCAGAGGAGTTACGCCAGGCATACTAACCTCGTGAGTGATACTTGGCCCGTCTCGCCGCGTTCAGAGCCTGATTCTGTCGAAGCGTGGCGGCGGTCGACATCTTCTTATCGGGTTGGTTCTTCGCGTTGCACACTCGGATGAGTGTGAGTAATCTGTTGATGTGCCAATACTGACACTCGAACGGGATCTGTAGAGCCACCATCCAATAATAGACGAGCTCCGACGTGACGACCCCTCGATCGGGGCTGGATCCCTCGGTCTCGACGAATGTCGTGGCCGTCATCTTGTTCTCGATGTAGTCCTTGATGGCCTGGATGTTCTCGAGAGTCAGGTGCGAGTAGGCGACGGGGTCTATCTCATTCAGGGTCATGCACTTGACGTAGTCCAGGACCTGATCGGGGGTGAGCTTCTCGTTGCCGAGGTACGGGACATGCCACTTGGACTCCCATTTTGACAGAGCGACGAGACTGTGCTCCAGCTCGAGGTCGCCCTCGAATCCGTTGATGAACTCATTGCGATCCTCGTCGTAGAGCTCATCCCCGACGACGTGAATCGTCAGCATTCGTTCCTCCCTGGAAGTCACCACGGACCCCGGAGCGGATCACGGGGTCCGTGGGAGTCATCAGACCGCGGCCTTGACGGCGGCGATGACCTCGTCGGGGGTCGGGAGCTTGGACTCGGTAGCACCGTCGCCCCAGATCAGCTTCTCGATGGCGGTCATGCCCTTGTTGCCGACGACCGTGGAGTCGAGAGTGACGACACAGGTGGGCTTGTGTCCGGTCACGTTGACCGGAGTGCCCTTGAAGGACCAGGAGAAGGTGATCGCCTCGGGCGAGTCGTTCACCGTGGCGTAGGAGCGCTCAGAAGGAGAGGCGTTCAGGCCGTAGAGCAGGTGAAGCTTGTAGCCGTAGTTGTTCTTCTTCTGGTCGTTACCCTTGATGGTGCGGTACGCCAGACCAAAGGCCGAGCGGTCCTGCTGGCCGATGACGACCTTGTCGACAACGGCGGAGCCGTCGCACTGGAGCCACTCGTCCGGGTAGGTGTAGGCCTCGATCTTGCCCTCGAACGTCTCGGCCGAGGTAAGGGAGAGGTACTTGATGTTGTCGGCGTACAGGTCGGTCTGCTCCGCGCCGCTCGGAGTCTCGGTGACGTTGGTGAGACCGGACCAGGCAACGCCCTTGGCGTAAGCACCGGTGGCCAGGTCGACGGGGAAGAGGACACCGCGGTCCACACCAGTCTCGTAGAACTTCTTGCCCGTCTCGTCCCAGGTCAGGACAGCCATCTATACTCCTTGGTAGATGTTGAACACGTCGTGATGAAGATTGTGCGCCACGAAGTGCCTCTCGAAGGTAGACATCGGCATGGCCGCAAGAGCATCGAGCACCGGCTCGTCGGGATTCCTGCTGATGAGGGTGACCGAGTAGCGCGGTGTGTACATCCAATTGGCGTTGTCGCCGAACTTCGAGTCGGCTCGACTCCGTTCGTACACGATGCACGGGTAGGTGAGCTGGACGGACTCCGGGGGCTGGAAGTAGACGTTCCTCGAGCCCAGCGCTGAGATGAGTTTGTTGTGGAACTCAAGGCGTTGGGCCATTGTACACCTCTCCGAGGTTGAGGATGAGGCGGGGGCGGCGGACCTCCACATTCGTGACGACCCAGCGCGCTCCCATCCACCTCACGTACTTGATGGCGAAGAAGTTCTCCTCTGCGTAGGAGTCGGCCACGATGGAGATCTCGTTGTTGAGGCGGAGATTCTGGATGACCTTCGCCTCTCCGTCGTACTGCTTCTGGGAGCGGTTGACGTCCCCGTAGTACTCCCTCTCCGTGATCTTGTCCTCGAACACGCCGGGAGATGTCTCGACGGCGTGTCCGTAGCCTATGCTTCCGAAGAATCTTGCCATTTTGACCGAATCAGGCCGTTGCCTTCTCGATGACGATCGCGGACTTGTACTTGGTCAGGGCGCCCGAACAACGAGCCTCCAGCAGGTACTTCTGCTGGTTGAAGTCGATGTCGAACTGCTCGAAGAACGAGGTCTCGCCGCCCTTGTCGGAACCCATGGTGTAGTCCTGCATGTTGACGATGATGCCGAGCAGGTTCTGGGTCTTACCGCTGACCTCGCGCTTGGCACCCTCCATGACCTCGACCTCGATGACGTCCGTAACGTTCAGGGCGTTGGCAACAGCCTGCTTGGTCTCGTAGACGTAGCGCTGGTTGAGGTCCTTGATCTCGAGCATGTCGCAGACGAACCCGTTCGTGGTGAACAGGACGGGTGAGCCGGAGCCCTTGTAGAACTTCCGGCTCCGACGGACCGCGTCGATGATGTCGGGGGTCTTGGCGTCCTTGTCGATGAGAACCTTGTGGGAGAAGAGCTCGTCATCCGTCCAGATGGGGCGGATGTTGGCCTCCTTGATCTTGTTCTCGTCGGACACCTGACGACCGTCACCGATCAGGACGGCGCGGGCCAGCTCCTCCTCGAGGGAGTAGCGCAGGTTCTGCTGCATCCAGGCGACCACGTTGAACGTGGTGATGTCGAGGACATCGTCACGGTCGATCTTGGTCTTGTTGTAAACGGTCGTCGGCTCGGTCTTACGGTTGGCGATCTCGTAGACGACGTCCTTCTTCCGGCTGGCCTTGACGTAGCCCTTGGCCCGAAGCTCGTCGGCGGTCAGGTTGGACCACTGAGTCTTGACACGGGAGAACGGGGTGTGCCTGGAGCCCTGGAGAACCCTGGAGACCCAGGAGTTCTCGCGCATGACGCGCTGCGGCTCCGGGTCCAGGTTGGTGGCGTCCGGGAACAGCAGCTCGGGATTCTTGATGCCGTAGTCCGCGGCGTGAGCCAGGACAGCGGTGCGGAGTGTCATGCCGGGCTTGCGGGCCTCGGCGAAGATGAGCTCCTCATCGGCGTGAGAGAGGTGCGGGCCCACGTTCCGGCGAGCGTCGCCCTCGAAGATGTTGGAATGCATCAGAGTATCACCCCCAGAGTCGCCGTGCTCGGCGTCCTCCTCGTAGTCTTCGTCATAGTCCTCATCGAACTCCTCGTCCTCGTCGTCGAAGTCCTCATCGTCATCAACGTCACCGCTGATCTCCTCGATAAGGGCCGCAACAGCCAGACGCTGGTCGTCGTCGAGGGTCTCGAGGACATCGGCAACCGTGAGGTCGTCCTCGTCGTAAGCCTCGTCTTTGCCCATGGATTCTGTGTCCTCCGTTGTGTCTCCGGAATCGTGCGAGAGCGTGAGGCCCGAGTAGATGATGGCCTCCTCCTCGGACTCGGTCCATGAACCATCCGAGTGCTCCAGAGCAACGTTGTCGATCAAGGCGCCCGGGTTGGCCCCGGACAGGACCATGGAAACCTCGACGATGTTGCCGTGAATAACGTCAGCCCCTCGCTGGTCGAGGCGGTTGGCGTAGATCGAGAGAGCCTTGACGTCGCCGTGCTTGACGAGCTCCTTGGCGTTGTCGGCCGCAGGAGTATCGTTCAGAGCGCAGTAGGCGTAAACACCCTCATCTCGATTCTCGAGCAGTGCGTGCCCGAGAACGTTGTCGACGGCGTTGTGCCCATGCTGCCACACAAGCGGCACGCGCTGGCCGTCATTCTCCTTGAACGCATTGTGTTTAATTGTGCGTCCATCGGAGCAGGTCAGGTCGTTCTTAGTGGCCCAGCCACTGAAGTCGAACTTCATCCTTCTCCTCTGACTTGGCTCATCGGCATGCTGAGCACTGACTGAACATCAGGACCGGAGTCCGCGGCATCCCCCTCGCCGTCCAGGGAGGTGTCACCCATCTGCGGGTTGATGTTCGGGTTCTGCAACTGGTCAGCCTGCTCGTTCGGGGACGGCGGAAGACCGATCCTCGTACGGGCTTCGTTCGGTGTGATGACCTGGTCCCTGAGCATGGTGTCCAGGGACGTGACGATCTGGCTCGGAGGAACGTTCTTGAACGGGTCGCGGATGTACTGCACGGCCTGGCCCTGGGTGCGCGCGGTCTTCGTGAGGAAGGCTTTGCTCATCCCGTCGGCGAGAGCCGAGAGCACGGGCTCTACAGCCCGGTTCCAGTAGTGCGTCCAGACGATCTCCGTCGCAGTGCCCTTGAAGACGTCCTCCGAGATACCCAGTCGACTCATGAGCTCGGCGGTAAGGAACTTGATCTGATCGAGCAGGTTGTTCTCCGCCGGGCGGTTCAGCTGGGTGATCTTCTCGGAGCCGTCGGTGTAGGCGATCCCATGTCCGCCCTTACCGAGCTGATCCTCGATGGACTGGATCCGGTTCTCAGCCCGCTGGCGCATGGCCTCGGTCTTGACGACATACGGGAGCTGGATGATGATGTCCAGCTTGCCGGTGTACGTCTTCTCGTCGGCAAGGTCCAGCATGGAGAGTTTGCGGCTCAGTCGCTTTAGGGTCGAGTTCGGCTTGTTCATCACCTCGTAGAGAGGATTCTCGATGATGGCCACAGTGCGCTTCGGCAGGATCACCCTTTCCTTGTTCGAGGTAGCCTGATTGTAGACCTCCACCTCGACGTTCTCGGGGAACCACTGGGTGATCCGTCCGACGCGCAACTGCTTGATGTCGAAGCTGTTGTTCGTCCTCGGATCCAGATCGGACTCGACCGGAACGATTGCAATGACACCCTCGTCGAATAGGGACAGCACGGCATCCTGTACGAAGGCCCGGCCGTTCTGGTCGATGTTCGGCTCGAGCATCAGGCAGTCGTTGAGAGCCGAGCGTCGAATCCCGATGAAGGTTCCATTTTGAGCCGTGTCGACATGTCGGATCGGCGTGGCGGACACGTCGATTGCGATCATGTTGAACAGGGACGAGATGATCGACTTGTCGGCCGTCCAACCGAGCGCGAGCCTGTCGGCCCGTACCGTGTAGGAAGGGCCGAGGGTCGACCGGCTGATGTCCTTGCCAGTGAAGGCGTTGTAGGCGTGCTGTAATCTGTCTCGCAGTCCTATGACCTCCACCTCCTAGTCGAACATGTCCTTGTTGAGTTTGTATGCGACCCAGGCGTCCATCAGAGCGGCGACTGAGTCGATCTTGTTCTCCCGTCGGGCCTTCAGGAGCTTGCGGTTCCCGTTGGTGTCCTCCAGGGTGATGGCGTTGCCCATGGTGAAGGTCATCATGGACTGGTCGAACAGGAGCTTGCGATCCTCCGCCATGTCCTTGATCTCGCCGAGTGGAACGGACTCCGTTCGGGATCCCTGAATCACCTTCTCGATCCCGAACGGGCCGTTCTCGTTCTCCCAGCGAGTGACGAACTCCTTGGCGTTGTACGGGTCGAACCCGAGACAACGCACGTCGTACTCGCAGGAGGCGATGAATGCCTCGAGGTCCTCGTAGACGTTCATCATGTCAAGAACCGTACCCTCGAGCACCATGAGCGAGCCCTCCTGGAGGAACTCCTCGTACTTCTGACGAGTGGCTCCCGGAAGGCGCAGCATGGTGCGCTCGGAGATGTAGCAGCGCGTCTTGACGCCGAACCTGCCCCGGCTGAGGGGGAACAAGAAGGTGAACGCGGTGAAGTCATCGCCCTGCGAGAGGTCGACACCAATGGAGCACGGCATGCCCCAGAAGTCCTGACGGTTGTGCCGCAGGGTCTCCTCGTAGGTGAAGAAGTACGTGTACCCCTCCATAGGAATGCCGAACCTCTTGGCCAGAATATCGTTCCTGGCTGCGGGCACGTGCTCCGCCCTCTCGACATCTCGCTGGTAGGTCTCGTAGGAGACGGTGGCACCGAGATTCGGTTGGGCCTTCAGCCACGTCGACGGATCCGCGACCTCCTTGAGGTCGTCGAGACGATAGTAGAAGATGGACGTGTGCGGATCCGAATACTCGCCCCTCAGGATGTTGAGGAGCTCCATCTTCATGTTGTCGCCCGCCGAGTTCCTGACGGTACCCTCCGAGGACACGGCCAGGATGAGCCAGTCGTCGACCTTGGAAGCCCCCTGCTCGATGGCACCGACGACATCCTCTCGAATATCGCCTGACAGCCACTCGTCCACCGTGTTCATCTTGGTCCTAAGACCCTGAAGCTTGTCGATGGACATGGGGCGAACCTCGAGCAGACTGTTCGTCATGAAGTTCTCGATCCCCTTCTTGGTGGGGACGAGCTTCTGGCGCAGTGCTCGGTTGCCGGTTGTGTTCTGGAGAGACCCCTGCGTCATGAAATCGAACAGGGGGCCCTTGGCTCTAGTGATGGCGGTGCGGAAGGGCTGCATGACCTCCTCGGCCTGCTTCATCGTCGGCGCCGTCGTTACCTGGTGGGTAGTCGACGTGTCGATCGTTAGGAAATAGGCTTGCAGGAGTGTCTCGTACAGAGATTTCGCCCCGCCTCGGGCGACGATGATGTACTGCTTGTTGATGAGGCGTTGCTTCACTCGGCGCTTCTCGAAATGGCCGCCGGCATTCGTCTTGTTGGGGACGTAGACCGATCGCTCGGTGAAGAACCACCAGCCGAAGATCTCCTCGGCCCAGAGTTTGAAGCTGGGGAGCAGTCGAAGATCGGATCCGTCGGTGAGAGTCATCTCCGCTTCCGCGAAGCGGATGAATCCCTCCACAGCGTCGCTATCGTAATAAAAACCGGGATTGCGAATCCGATCATCGATCCTGTTCATCTCCATCTCGATCTCCTTGCAGACCGGAATCCGACCTGCGAGGACATCGTCTCGGAACTCTGCGTAATATCGCGGGGTAGCGGTATTCGACAGCATGGTCAGCGGCGCTTCTTGGCCCGCCTGCGCTTACCAGTCGACTCGAGCTTCTTGCCCGCAGCCTTAGCCACCGCACGACCTGCAACGACTCCCGTGGCGTGGGCGCCTACCCCGACCGCGCCGATCTTCGCAAGGTTCTTGGCGAGAGTCTTGTCTCCGCGCCCGACAACCTTGGTTCCGGAAACGGCGAGCTTACGCCGACCGGCGCCTCCCGAGCGAACCGCGGTGGAAAGAGCCTTGCTCGGGGCTTTCTTGCCGAACTTGGACTTGGCTGCACGTGCAGCGGATCCGGCAGCCGACTTCACACCACTGGCTCCACCTTTGGCTGCATTGCGAGCGCTGTTGCCGGCCTTCCAGGCCTGGTTCTTGGCCTTGTATCCGGCGCTACGAGCGGCAGCCCCCGCCTTGAACTTGGCGGCATTTGCTCCGAGACGGGTAGCCTCGGCGTACTTACCGGCCTTGGTCTGCCTCAGCTTCTCGGCCGCACCCTTGGCAGTAGCGGACTGCGCCTTGGCGAACCGCTTGGCCTGGGCCTTCTTGACTCGAGCCTGAGCGCCGAGGTTGCGCCCCTTGCCCTGGGTGAACTTCTTAGCAGCAGCTCCCTGCTTCTTGGCCAGAGCGGCGATCTTCTTGCCGTTGCCCGACTTGTGCAGGTAGTAACCGCCGCCGACGGCCGCAGCCGTGCCGAGAACGCCAGCAATGGCAGCCTTCTGTTTGCGAGAGAGCCCCTTGCGCTTCTTAGCGGGACCGGCGACACCGGAGGGCCGCTGCTTGCGAACGCCCCAGCGCATACCCTTAACGCCGTGGTGTGCGAGGACCTCGTCCTCGTCGATGAAGAAGATGTTGCTGGACATTCCTGTCTCCGAGTGCTTGAATCGCTTGGCGCCCTTGATAGTCGCAGAGCCTCCTCTGCTGGCTGCTGACTTGAAGCCCTTCTGAAGTGCATTCTGCAAGGTGTTGAAGGCGGCCTCCTCGGCAGCCTTACTGGCCTTGTTGCGGTAGCGCTCCATGCGAGTCTGAGTAAGCTGACGGTACTCCTTCTCCAGTCGAAGTCGGTTGTTAGCCTTCTTCAACTGATCGTCGGACATGCCGTCTATTTTGGCCTGCTTCTTAGAGGTCCACTTCTTCGCATCCTTGATGCGCTTCTTGCGGACTCCCCACCTCATACCCTTGACGCCGAAGTGCATAAGTTCTGAGTGACCCATACGCTTGTTATGTCCCTTCTTGTAGAACTTACGGGCGGCCTCGGCGAGGGTGGCGTCCGTGGAGTACGTCTTACCCAGCTTTCCGCGGTCCAGTTCGCCGTAGTACTTCTCACGACGCTCCGTGGCGGTCAGCTGTCGGTTACGCTGGTTGACCAGGCGCCAGTTCTTGACCTTCTCGGCGTGCTCTTTGCGCTTCTTGAGGTAGTTCTCAATCTTGCCGACATCGTCGATGCCGTACTTCGCCTTGAGCTTGGCCTCGTACTTTGCTCGACGTTCGGCATTCCGCTCCTCACGGCTCTTCCGAGTGCCCCTGCGCATCCCCTTGACCCCGTAGTGTGCGAGTGTGTCGCTCATGGGGTCTCCTTCTGGATGTTGATGCGCCAGGCATACTCCTGAAGCTGCTTCTCAATCGCCGTCACGACGAACGAGTTGGCGGGAGGGTCGAAGACGAGTCTGACTTGCAGGTACAGATACGTCTTGACGGCCTCGAGATTCTTCGTGATGCCCGCCAGGTACTGATCCCAGGTCTCCGCCTTGCCGGTGATCTTGAAAGGAGGCAGACCCAACTGCTCCGCGAACATGATCGCCGTGTTGGTGTGGAGAATTATCTCCTGATCGAAGGCCGTGTAGTCCTCGGTGATGCCGAGGGCCTTCTTGATGTCGTTGAGTATCGAGTCAGCCACGGTCACCTCCAGGGTATCGTGTCATTCGGCGTTCTCTCGACAGGAGGCTTGGGTAGCAGACTCGCGTCGCCGAAGTGAATCGCGTTGTGTGTGTCGTGTCGCACGCAGATCAGGTACTCGGGGTCGAGGATGTCAGGATTGAACTCTCCCTCGAGGTCCTCAGGCCGAATCGGGTTCATGTGATGAACGAGAATCTTGTCGTAGATGTCGTGACCTGGGACCCCGAGGTCGCATGCGTCGTCTCGAAGGATGACCTTCTGCCTTGCCTGGCGCCACTCGGCGGAGTGATAGAAGGTCTGATTCAAATACCGTTCGAAACCGAAGGTCTGATCTCCCGGATCCTGATTGAGACGTAGGTAGTCGTACCGATCCTCGAAGGATTCGATGCGAGAGAGTTCACTATAGGTCCGAATCCGACTCAAGTCCCACACCTCCTCCGGCGTAGGACTTGAACGCTTCGAGAACCTCCTTGTAGGCCTCCTCACCTCGAGCTGAGGCCGCCAGAGCATCGGCTTTGGCCTTGAGCATATCGTTCTCAGCCCTGATTCGTTCCTGCTCTAGCCTCTCACGGCTCGTGGCGAGCTTGAGGTAGTGCGTGATGATGGAAGGAGGAGCCGTGCCGTCCAGTAACATCTCCTCGGCTCGCTGGACTGCGAGCGACATGAGTCGATTCTCCTGCTGCTCCGGAGTGGCGGCCCGTCCTCTGGGTGACTTCTTGGCCCTTGCCACGGAGTTCTCTCCTGTTCCGGGTTCCTTTACTGGATATGAACCGGGGTTTCAGGTAGGACAGGACGACTTGCGTACCCCTCGTTGGGTAGAAAGGAACGAACGCAAGAAGACCCCAACGACACATGTCGTCCTGTCTTATCCGAAACCCCGGTTCACTCTGCCTAAACGCACCTCCGGGGAAAATGCAGAGTGCGGGCCGATGACGGGGGGTGGGCCTTTTTGCGGACCCTCTCCCCCCTCTTTCGAAGTTCAGAATGGACGAAATGGACGAAAGATCACGAAACTTCGCGTTCGACAACTTGATAGTTTCCAGTCAAGTTGTACTTCATGATCTCTTGAATCGCTTCATTCGTCGCTTCGAGTTGATCTGCTTCCGAGAGCTCAGTGCTAGTGGTAGCGACCCGTGCTAGGTAGGCACAGGTGTGGTAGCCTTGACTCACATCAAATGCAAACCATTCGTCGAACTCATCGAAAGGATCGTAAGGATTGTCCTCAGTAGTCAGTGCTAGGCGTAGCATGGCCTATACACCTCCATTAGAGGTCTGTGGGCGGTGTTCTGAGAGCTTTCTCCTAGCCATGCAAGTACTCCTTGACTCTAGCTACCGAGATGCCCAGTGAGTCAGCGATCTGCGCTGTAGTAGCGCCGTTAGAGCGCAACGAATCGATGCGAGAGCGCTGATGAGGAGCAAGAGCAAGCTTCTGCTTGGGCAGAGCAAGGCTCTTGATGGTGTCCAGATCGGAGTTGGCCATGATCTGCTCCATCATCGAGTTCGAAATAGCACCCTTCTGGATGGCCTCCCACTCACGAGGTGTGGGGACGATCCGTGTTCCAGCTCGATTATAACCGAGCCGCTCACGGGCCGTCTTGATGGCCATGGCCTCCAGTTTGGCGCGCTCTTTCTTGCTCAGATTTGGATTTGAATCAAGTTTCTTCTGCACAACTCCTTGTGCCACAAGCTGTGCCTGCCGCTCGAGGGGCTTCTCCTTGAGGGCCCTGTTCAATTTGGCCCGGAGGGATGAAACCTCAGGGGCGTACGCTTTAGCGGCACGGGGGTTTCTCTTGATGGAGGGGGTAGCCAGTGCACGCTTCCTGCAATCGTTGGCCATGGCCTTCAACTCATTGGCGTGCTGTGCGTAAATACCCTCCATCAGGGTACCGGAAGATAACCGCCTGGCATCAGATGCCTCGACCATCCTGGTGGACTTGGTCTGCTTCTTGACCAGCTTGCCCTGCTTGTCGATATAGGACTCGCCGGTCTCCTCGTAGACCTTCTTCCCAGTCTTGGGATCATATGGTCCGCCCTTCGCCGCACTACGGGGCTTGCGATGAGGGACATACTTGACACCCTTGGACCTGGAAATAAGAGTAGCCGCACCTTTATCGGCGCCGCCCTGGTACTTCCGCTTGAGAGCGGCGATGCCATTATCAATCTCAGACTGCTTGTAGTTGAGATTATGCTTCTCGGCATCGATGACCACCATGGAATGGCGGACGGCCCGGGCCAACTCATCAGCACTGGCGCCCTTCAGGGTCATGTCCGTAATAAGATTGGACACCTTGCCCATCTGGGTCTGAGTATCCGACATCCGCTTCATTCCCTTGTACCCGGGATATGTCCTCTTGGGCTCGAAGCCCTTGAGTCCCTTGAGCGGGGCGGTTGATCGGATCCTGGTCTTGCCCTTGTTGGGGATTACCAGGACGGAGTCGCCGTCAAAATCAGCACCGCTAAGGCGCTCAGCGACATGAGGATGGATCCCAATAGCATCCCGAGCATTGCCGAGAATATGTCTCGACTTCTTGCCTCGGTTGTTAACAGTGAGCGTAGGGATCTCGAAAGTCCCGCCATGAGGATAACGCACGAGACTAACAACGCTACCGTCAGGGTAGTTAGGAGCATACACCTCGCCCTTCTTGAGATGGGGCATCGGCAATATGACCTGAGAAGCCTGGCCGGGTAGAGCCTTCGCCTTCAGATGAACCGCAGCCGAGTCGCAGTCATCGGCCAATGACATGAGCATGCGCTTACGAATAACGGGATTCGTGAGCGACATGATCTCCTGCAACTCCTTGCGCTTACCATCCCTGGTGAGCCGGAGCTGCTGCTTGGCCAATTTTGGTGACTGCTTGGATAAGAACTGTGAGGCCAGGGACTGGGACCAGGAATCCCACTTGCCCTCCTCGTTCACGATATTGAGAGCGCTCAGTTCCTTCTTGCCCGTCTTGGGGTTCTTGAACATCCTCTGCTTGACAACAGCACCGAACGGATTATCGGGGTCGTCCTTCATGGGCTTGAGGACCGTGTGGTCCTTGTCGCCCATCATGGGTGTACCCTTCTTCTTGTTGGTGTTGAAGACGATGTCCTTGCCCTTCGGAATATCATCCGAGTACATGGCCATGCCCTTGAGGTAGTGCGTTCCGTCGACGGAAATGCGCACCTGGGCGTAGTTGGAGCCACCGAGACTGAGCTCCTTGACTCCACGGCGCATCAGAATAACGCCGTCCATGTCGGTTCCGCCGTCCTCTGCGTACTTGACGCTGACTCTCTTCGAGGATATGGGTCGGGGAGTCTTAAGGCCTGTGGACAATATGCCCTTCTCGTCGATAACTACACCAGGAGTGCGGATCTTCTCCCTGTGGGCATGAATATCCGCAGCTTTGGTCCCAGGAGGGGCCAGAACCTTGAGGATGGTGTAGTTATCGCTGTTGGCCTGCTTGACCTTGACGTCGTGGGTGGTATATCCCTGGGCCTTGAGAGCCTCGACTGCGGTCTTCAAAGATGTCGATGAGCACTGGAGGTTCTGCTCGACCCCCAGACCGTACTCGATGAACTTCTTCTGCTTCACCTCATCGGCCAATATGTCCTTGACCCGGGTGATCTCATCCTTGCGAAATGACGCGTTGGGCTTGAGGAGCTCACGGACACTGGACTCGTTGAGTCCCATGCGCCGGCCGATCTCCGTGTTGGGCAGACCGGCGTCCTTCATCCTGGATGCTCGAGAAATATCGCCCGCCTTCTTCTCAGCACGGGCGATGCTGTTCAGAGCACGGTACTCGGTGGTGCTCATGCCCCAGGCCTTGGCGATATCGACCTCGGACATGCCCTGGGCCTTGAGCTTGTCCCTCTCGGCGAGGAAGCCCTGAGCCGACTGATATGGATCCTTACCTGAGCCCCAAGGGTAAGTAACGACCCGAATGGCGCTTGGTGCCATAGTGCATCAGCTCATCACGAGTCATGGGCCTCACCTCCTCGGAATCCGAATATGACCATCTCAAGCGTCCTCGGACTTGATCTCCTCGATGAGTTTGTCGAACCATGTGATCTTGTCCATGATATGGGCGATGTCATCGGGCTGCGGCTTGTCGACCAGGATATCATCATTCTGGTAGATACGGGTCTCGAAGTCGATCTCGCCGGGCAGCTTCTCGTACTCCAGGCAGAACAGGGCCGCGTAGATATGAAGCTGGACCATGTTGACACGGGTCACACCGGTCTTGAGGTCGTGAATACGAAGAAGGCGCTTCTTCTCGTCGAAGCCTATGGCGTCGGCGGTCCCGAATGCGTTCTCGCTGTGATATAGCACGACCTCGGGGTCAAGCCCGTAGCCAATGGCGTCGTTCACGTAGGCGTTGAAGGTGGCCTTGTTCCTCGGCATTCGCAGCTTCAGGCGAATATGCTCGGCGGCCAGGGCGTGGAGCCTGGTCCCCATCGCAGCCGCCTGGGCCGTCCGAAATGCCTCGCCCAACTTGGCGTCGTCGTAGTTGACCCAGCTGTGCTTGCTGGCGCTCAGAAATGCGTGGAGGCCCTCCAGCCTCGAGTGCGTGTTCCAGAGCATCAAGCGTTCCTTTCTCGTTCTCCGGGTATATGAATGAAGCGAAGGACCACTGGCCGAGCTTGTCGACGAAATGGTCCTGGTTGGGTCGGTGCGGAGCGTCCTTGCTCCGCTTGACCTCGAGTGCGGCCCACTTAGATCCGAATATGATGATCAGGTCGGGTATGCCCTGATTGTGGTTCGGGTCGTTCTTTAGGATGAGGCAGCCGGGCAGGCGATCCTCGATCCTGGATATGAGGCCGCGCTGGTAGTCTCGTTCGAGCATGGGGTCTATCCTCGAGTCAAGAATTATACCCACGGCTGATCGCGGCGCAAGGTCGGTGCTCGTCAACTATGTAGTGATTGAGTGAACTTGCTAGGTAGCGTAGTTGGGATCAGCCGTGGGGGGCTATGGCGAGAAAGAGGGTCCAAAATATGGAGGTCCCATCTCCTTCATTATGATCGATGTTCGCGACGCGGTCTATTGTACATGCACTGATCCCGGACCTCGTGGACTTGAGATACGGTGGTCTAGCTACCAGTGCCCCGTCGGAACCCCAACCCCCGGCCACAAGTAGACTAGATCCACAAGTACAAGACCCCACTTGCCATTTGCCAGCCAAATCCTTATACTCGCTATATACACAGTAAATTTACTCAACTCCTAGCAATCAGAACAAAACTGGCAAATTGGCAAAATAGGGGGTAAAACGTTGGAATTGCAACGAAAAGTGGTTGCCAGATCGTTTGCCACCCCCGTTTCAAAACTGGCAAATCGCTCCAAAACTGGCAAAATTTGGGCTCACAAGTACAATAGATTTCAGCCGTTTGCCAGATCTGTTTCAAAACTGGCAAAAAAACTGGCAAATCACGTGTGTCCCCCTTTCACCACCAGTCACACAAATAACAGAATCGTTGCCCACCCGTCATACCAAGTGGTACAACGGGTGGTACAACAATCAGCTCAAAGAGTCGTAAAAACCCCTCTCATTGAAGATCTCCTTGACCCGAATCGCCCTCGAAATGGCCTGATCGATGGGCGACTGGCTCTTCAGGTAGTAGTAGTTCAGGACTGAATAAGGAGTGTTCAGCCTGTCGATTCGCCCCTCGCACTGCTCCATGACCCTCCACGAGTAGTTCTGGGAGAAGAATATCATGGTGTCGCAGGTGGTGCAGTTCCATGCCTCGGCCCCCGCGGTGTACTGCACTAGATACACCCAACGAGGACCCTCCGGCAAGGGATCGTGCTTGTGCCCGTTGTACTCGGCGACGGAGATGCCCAGAATATCCCTCAACGACCGCAGCATGAAGAGCTCGTAGTCGAAGTTGTAGAAGACGATGACCCGAGGATGGACCTCGCACAGCCCTCTCACTGCCTCAAGTCTCACAGGATCCTCATTCGTCACCCTTCTCAAGACATGACAGAGGCCTCCGGCGTTCTTGATGGGCTCCTCCTTGTACGGATCGAAGCGGTACTTCTGAATCGTACGATATGGCTTCTCCTCGTAGGGCACGGGAACGTCCGTCCGCTTCTTGATCGTCTTCTTGACGAATGGCATGTCCACAAGTATCCTGTTTCTCAACCGAAGCAGCTTCCCTTGACCAAGATATCGCTCGAGACGCGGATAGCCGGCCCTGTAGTTGAACTGGCAGTGCTCCCTCTCGAACTGAGTGCGGTTCTTGAAGAAGCCGTTGGCGACAAATACAGGGCAGTAGTCCAGCCAATTATCCCCAGGGGTTCCGGACAGCATGATCCACTCGTTGTTCCTGGCCATCTTGACGAACGTTTTCGCCCACTTGCCGTTCCCGATGGCCCTCTGCTCGTCGAATATGATGAAGGAGTCACGGATGTTGCTGTAGTTGCTGATGTTATTCCAGGAATCGACCGTTGTGTAGTGCGTGAGCCCGTACATGGCCACATCCCTCTGCCAGTCGAGGTCGTCCCTCTTCCGAGCGGTGGTGATTATGACCAGACGAGGCCCCTCGGCGAGCCTGCGGCTCAGGTCGGCCGGATGCCGCACCCCCAGTACTCTATCGACGTAGTACTGGAGGGCGACAACCGACTTCCCCGAGCCAGGCTTCCCAGTCAATATACAGCCATTTCCCAGGTTCTTCACAGCTTCGACCTGGTGAGGCCACAGATCAACCGGACCCAAGGTTCCTACCTTCCGAATCGAATATGGAACGGCGACTTGACCTTCTCGACTTCGATCTCATTCAGCTTCTGCACGAGATCCTGCAAATACGGCAGCAGGCAGTCGGTTTGCTCCTCGGTCTCCTGTTTCTCGTCCATCAGTCCGCCTTCCGAGTGAGACGATATGCGATAATCCCGTCCTGCTTTGGTAGTGTCTCGACGTTCCAGATGGACTTGTCGAACCAGACGGATCCGTATCCGCCGGAGTTGAGGTAGTATCCCCCGATATACGCTCTCCCGTCGATGTCCTTGCCCGCACTGCCGTTGACGACCGCGATTTTCTCGAGTCGCCCCCGATCAATAACCTCGAGTATCATTGCTGCTCCTTCTTCGGCGTGAAATAAATGGTCGTCAGATGATTGACGTCGTCTCGCTGCTCCCACTCGAGAGCCCGAAACTTCATGACCCTCCCATCATCAAGACGGAAATACCATACGGTCCATCCCGTGTCCGGTTCGTACTCCGCCCATCTCTCGGTGAACTCCGCCTGCTGGACCTCGCTCCCGTACTCCCAGATCAGGATATACGGATCGTGCCCGTCATTGTGCGGGCTCCTGTACTCGCTCACCACAGAACTCCTTGGTAGATATGCTCCCACTTGCGTCTCTTGGCGTCCCATGCCCTCTTCATCGAGTCGCTGTGAGACTCCAGGAAGAGATTTGAGAGCCTGTTGTCGGTCCGGTCACCATTCATATGCGCAACCCTCTGCAAGGGCTCCAGAGGGCCGTTGAAGGCCTCCCAGACCATCTTCTGGACGTACTTCGTCCGTCTAATCCCACGGTCCCAGATCGTGATCTGAACGTATCCGTTCGGCCTACGATATGAGGCCAGGATCTGACCCGTCGAGATGCGCCGGACCCTCCCGAGGTCGCTCACCTCGATGTCGTCGACGACCGAGTCCCGGAATATCTCACAGGACGACTCGGCAGTGCTGCGGAATACCACTCTCGACCGCTCCTTTCACTCCGTCCTTCATGTGGATGTAGTAGTCGATCGGCATGAACCCGTTATCATCGGGCTCCCACCTGCTCCTACGAGGCTTGACCGGTTTCTCCTCGTTCTTCCTCAGCTCGAGATTCTCCAGCGAGCAGTTCTCCTTGTTCTCATCCTTGTAGCCGATATGGTGGCCATCTGGGACCTTCCCGTTGAAGGCCTCCCAGACGACCGTGTTGAGTAACATGGTTCGAGTCTGACCCTCTGCCCGGAACGAGACGACCATCTGATCGCGGTCCTCTCGGAATCGAGTGGCGATCCTGTGGTTTGTGGTGAAATTGATGACCTCAGCGTTCCTGCTGACTCCGAAAACGGGCCATCTCTCGATCGGAACGAACTCATTCCTCAGGTCCACCAGCTCGAGGTTGTCCAGGGCGCAGTTCCAGTCGTCCCCGTCGATATGGCGCAGCTCGTGCTGGTAGGGGATCTCCATGCGGTTGAAGTGCTCCCAGACGAGTTCGTCCAGCAGACGCATCTGGATCCTGCGGTCGACGAAGAAATGGATGCAGGGTTGCCCGAAGCGGGACTCGTCGATCGGGACGTCCTTCTTCTTCCTCTTGGACCAGATGCGCCCCTCACGGAAGTACCTGTAGGACTTGGTGGATGGTACTGGTTTGCTCACTTCAGGTCCTCCAGAATATCGACGAGCTCTCCGAAGCTGCTCGCCATTCCGATGATGTCGTGGTCCTTGCGAATGATCCAGCTCGTCTCGAGCCTCTCGACTGTGAATGCCCTCATGCCCGGTCGACCCTCACAACGATCTCGTCGTCCGTCCACTTCTCGCAGACGAACATGAACAGTGGCAGATATGTCAGGTTGTCATCCAGCTCCGTGACGACCATCGCCGCGTTGGGGTCCTGGTCGGCGATATCGCCCTCATAGCCGAATGCCTTGATCTTCCTCTTGACCTCGCGGCCGTCCTCGAGGATGAGTGTGAATGTCATCGTTCGCTCCTTCTCACAAGTACAATACCGAAAAACAGGACCTCAGTCCTTCTGACGAACCGTGATGGTCCGGTTCTCCTCGTCGACGTCGAAGTCGCACATGCGGGCCGGCAGATACGACTGGGATCCGTACCCGTTGTCCACGAGGAGATCCCCGTTGTCCTGCCAGTCGACCGAGCCCTTGAGCTCCCAGTGACCGTTGCTGGGCCAGGCGTGTACAAGGACGTTCCATTCCTTGGGCTGGATTCTCTGGGCGACCAGGGTCTCGTTCTCGATGACGTCGAATATACAGTCCGTGGACTTCATGACGACCTCGCAGACGCCCAGGTCATTGGGCTCGACTCGGACCAGCCAGGTCTCCTCGTCGCCCTTCTCGGTGTGGACCGTCTCGTTGATGTCGAATATGTAGGTGCGCTCTCCGGACAGACGGAGGTAGAGTCGCTTGAGCATCGTTCGTTCCCTTCTCAAGATAGGTGGAGGGCCCCAGGTCTCCCCAGGGCCCTCCGTGGATATGGTTGTCAGCGCAGGATCGGCTCGTAGAGCCCCCAGAGCTCTCCCTCGCTCATGAGCTCGAACTTGCTGTCGCCCCGGCGGACGACCCACTTGCCGATGGCGCCCTCGTAGATACTCCGCTGAACCTCTCGGTCTCCGGACGTCCAGTTGCTGATCTTCTGGAGATTCTCCTCAGTGATCTTGGCCGCCTCGCAGACGACCCGGCGAGGAACGAAGAGCTTGACCTCGAGAGACATCAGAACGGAACCTCCTCGTCGTCCTCTTCCTCGGCGTACATGGCCTCGAGCTCGTCCTCCACGATAGTGAAGAAGCCCTTGTCCAGATATGCCGAGCAGAACTCAACACCGGCGCGAGTCCGACCGTGGTAGGGACGGATGGCGATGTCGGCCCGCTCGAGGTCTGCGAAATCGAGAGCCCCGACCGTCTGCTCGTTCAGCAGGGTACGGGTTTTGCCCAGGATGGACACGAGCTTAGGCGGACGGCCTCCGAAGTTGACCTTGACCTTGATGAAGGGCAGGGGCTCCTCCGTCTCATCACGAGGCTTCAGGGTCTTGATGTTGAATCCCTCCCGCTGGAAGTCCTCGACGGCGTCGTCCGGGATGATGACGCAGAATGTGCGGGCGGAGTTGCCGAATCGGTCCTGGACTCCCGCGAAATTGCGGAAGAGGAGCTTGGCGTTCTTGATGGTATAGGTGTTCGACGGCACGGTTCGTTCCTCTCTATTGGATAGTAGACTTGAGTGAGCACCTGGTCGACGATATGGGGCGGCGAGTAGAGTCTGTACCTCCTACCGCATGTGCTGCCAGTCATGCTTCGTGTAGTGGTTCTTGGCTCTGTCCTTCAGAACCCCGGCCTTCTCGAGGAGGAACTCGAGGTAGTCCAGGTGCTGGGATATCTGATTGATCATGTCGTCGATCTCGTAGAACTGGTCGAGAATGGCTCGACTCTGCTCCTCCGGGATGGGCTTGGGTCGCAGCATCAGTTACTACTCTCGATCTCGACAATACGGCGCTCCTCGAGCTTCTTCAGCAGCCAGCGGGCGTCGAGCTCGGATGCGACGATATCGTACAGCCTGTCGAACCACTCGACCTGCTCGGGAGTGAGGAAGTCGTCGAAGTCCTCACGGAACATGTCGAGCTCGTACTGGAGAGTCGTCAGCTTCTTCTCGTCGAAGTCCTCGAGCCGCTTCTCAAGATCGCGCAGCAGTGAAACAATTCCGCACTTGCCCTGGCGGAAGACCTTGAGAAATGGGTACGGCTCCGGCTTGGACTTCTCCTCGATGACGATAGTGTCGCTTCCGAGCTTGTACCGGTACTCGTACTTCTCCTTATCGTAGATCGCATAGGGCTCCTTCATGGGATATGCGACCATCCGAGCGCCCATGGCGTAATTGACGTGATGGATGTCCTCGGCGAAGTAGAGCCGGTACTCATCACCCGTGTCGAGGAGATACCACCCGGAGACCTTACAGGCCTTCCGCTCAGCCTCCTCGCCGTCCGGCAGGATAATCCGGGAGGCAACGGCGGCCGCCCAGAAGGCCTTACCGCCCTCGACGTCCTTCTCGCAGATCATCTCGGCCCTCAGATAACTGCGGTAGCCGTAGAGGATGTCGGAAGCGGTCTGGGCTCCGTCGTAGACTGACTCGGTCATTGTTCGTTCCTTTCGAGAAACCTAGAACCCGGGTTGGGTTCTAGGGGGTGAGATGTTCAGTTGGCGGTGAAGGTGTCACTGATGTTCTTGGCCATGGCGAGCATGTCCTCGTTCGTGGCGTCGGGACGGTGCTGGACGCAGAAGTCGCGTGTCGCGTAGTAGGCGAACGTGGCAACGGCGAGGCCAACACCCATCTCGGCGAGGTGAGTGAGGACGTACTGCTGGGCGACGGAAGGGCAGGACATGGTCAGTTCCTTTCTGATGGGGGGTCTCATTATATGCCCTGCCCGTCTCGCGATTCATACTGTCAGGAAGGCGTCGACGTCCGTCCACTTCCTGATCTGGTCCATGGCAGCATCAACGAGCTGCCTGCCGTATCGATCGTCGTACACGTCGCGCCAGTTTCCCTGGACGTCCTCGTAGTCCAGCCAGAGATAGCCCTTGCAACCGCTGACATCGCCGTAGGAAATGAGCTCATTGCCCTCCTTGTCAGTTCTGTGATTCTCTCGTACCAGTCGACCCGCTCCGGGAGTACCTGGGTCAACAGGAATGAAGCTCCCGACACGGCCGACGAACTTCCGGTCATCCTCCCCGAACTCGAGGAACATGCGAGTAGTAACCGATCGTGTCTGGGCGACATCCTCGAGATCAAGAGGATCTCCAGAGAATATGGTCTTGAACACGAGCGGCTCCTGGAACTGCTTCCCCGTTGCGTGCCATCCGTCCTTGTCGTGGGCGATGTACACAGCATCATTGGCGAGCAGCATCCGATCGTAAGTGGCCTCATGCTCGAATACGTAGCCATAGCGGCGGCCGAACTCGAAGACCTCCGATATGATGCGATCGTCGGCGTTCGGGATCTTGATCGAGTCCGTCTTGATGTGGGCAACCGTGTATCCTTTTTCCTGTACGAAATGCTTCAGATCGACCATGAACAGGGCGCCGCGCTTGGCGACGATGTTGTCCACGTTCCTGGGGTCCCTGAGTGGGTTGTCGAATTTGGCGGCGGTGAGTCCGTACGTCGAATTCAGAGCGATCTTCAGCGCATAGGCCAACGCATCAAGATTCGACTCGCCATCAAGATATGGAGCCAGTGCGCCGTTCAGGATCTTGCGAGCCTCATCGAGCTCCTTGTGCTTGATGAGGATACGAGCCCTCTTGAGCTCGCTGTACCGCTTGGTGTACGGTCCGAACAGCTGGAGGTTCTCGATCGACGTCGGATGCATCGACGCGATATCCAGCAGGGCGACGTTCTCGTGGTAACCGGGCTCGGCGTAGACGTAGCCGCCCTCACCTACCTCCTCACCACGATATGTCGACTTACCGTACTCGTACTTGTAACCCGGGAACATCTCGGACAGGTCCGTGTACCTCAGGTACTGCTGCGTGTTCCTCTGACCCTGGAATATGATCCTGGTGGTCAGGTTGTTGGTGCTCGAGTTGACAGGGAGACCCGCGATCGATGCGAGGATCTGACGGGCCTCCCAGTCGGCTTCCAGGTGATCCCAGACCTTCTCGGTCGCGATCACGTCGTTGTCGCAATATGCCGCGACCTCCTCCCAGCGGTCCTCGGGAACCGGCTCGTCCCAGGGAAGCCCCAGCTCCTTGTGGCGGATTCCCAGCTCGATCTCCCACCTCTTCAGGGACTGCTTCTTGGCGGCGAAGTCGTAGATATCGGTGTACGACAGGTTGTACGCCTCCTTGAAGCCCTCCTTGATGAGATTGGTAATGATCTTGCGGGACAGGTGGTAGAGCTGCTCGTTCGAGTACCCCAGCATCCGACCGTAGAGGATATGGTTATCGTACCGACGGTTGTTGAATCCGACGAGCTTTTTCTCCGCAAGATCGGAGATCTCGTTCGGCGTCGGGTTGATCATCCGCTGGATCTCGTCCGAGCCACGGACCTTCCAGTTCACGAGGAACAGGTTGGGGAACACCTCGACGTCGAATATGATCGGGGTATCGTCGTCCGTCGGCTCCTCGAACTCCTCCTCGTGATCATGCTCGGAGGAGAAATGCATCTCCTGAACGAGCTTGATGCAGTAGTCGGCCTGATGAGTCGACTTCATGGCGAACGTAAGAACCTTCTGACGAATATCACTCACGTCGTACGGCATGCCCGACTCATAGGCGTCATCCAGGATTTTCTTGATGAAGTCGATGCTGGGCTTGGTCCCGGGATGGATCTCCTTGCGGAGGTTCCGGGATATGAGTTTGCGAATCGACTTCTCGCTCTGCATGACCTCCTGCTTGATCACTGGCTGTTCCTTGACGGGCAGATATCCGACCTCAACCTCGGTAAGGCCCTGGTGGTCGGTGCACTCGGTGAGACGTCGGCGAAGCGCAGACTTTCCCGAGTAAACCTTGCACTCGACTCCCGGGGCAACCATCCTGGATAACTCGGACGGATCCCCCGGGTATCGATAGTGGATGTGGACTCCACCCCCCGATCGGCTGAGTTCAGCATAGGAGGGAATCCACTTCCGAGCCTCTTCAAGGCATCGAGTGCGGTCTTTGTCGAGGTCGATGTCGATAACGATGTCTCTCTCGGGTACAAGGACATAATGCTCCTTCCTGGTGTCCAGATCCTTGAGAGTGGTGGTGACGTCGTCCCAGCGATATGCCGGAAGACCGTTCTCGTTGGCGTACTGAGCCGGTTGGTCCTTGTAGAGCTCGTCGAGATATGAGTCCCTCTCGCTCATGTCGGTCCAGTCCGGAATCGGGCTCTCCGTTTTCTCCCCCTGGGAAAATTTGGATTTCAGTAGCCCTTTGTACACCTTGCGCCTGCTGACCCCATCGATCATGATGCGATCGTGGAATTCCTCGAAGTAGTCCCGGATCTCGTCCTTGAACCTGAACATGGGGTACATGTTCCCGTCCGAGTACGTCTGGGAGTACTCCTTGTACATCTCGTAGATGCGCTTGAGCGAAACCCCTTCCTCGTCGTTCAACTCATCCTGATAGAAATCGAGGAAGTTGAAGATGGGGTTGGTCTTGCTCATCATACCGATGGGTTTGTAGTCGTCGTAATACGACGAACCCTTGGAATTGTACAAGTCCACGCAGTGCTTGACGATGGAGCCACGCTCGTCCTCGATTCGGTCCATGATGTCATTGTAGCGACGAATATCGAGCTTGCGTCCCGAGGGCTCCACGTCGATGAGACGCCTCGTCAGCCCGCTCTTCGAGTCGGTTATGCGGACCGGCAGGTTGGTGCCCACGAACAGCATCGCCTCGGACTTGAACGTGTAGAGGGACTTGCCCTTCTCGTTCATGACCATCGGCTCATGGGATACGAGGCTGTTCAGGCGGGTGTTATCCGCAATCCGAGCAAGATTACCATCATGCTGAATGGCGACCCTAGGGTTCGATTTGAACGGCTCGAGGGCGAACTGGTCGCTCGGTCTACCCAGGGACGCTGCGTCGAACTTGCCGATATGATCGTCCAGCAGCCTCGAGATGAGGTTGAGGACAGTCGACTTTCCTGAGCCGGCTGAGCCGTATAGCACGAAGAACTTCTGGATCCACTTGGAGTCCCCCGTGAATACGGCTCCGATTCCCCATTCGAGTTTCTCCCTCTCTTCCGGATCGTAGAGAGTGCTCATGAGCTCCTCGTAGGCGGGGCACGGATCGTCGTTCAGTGAATACGTGAGGGTTCTGGTTGCGTAATCCTCCCTTCTAGGAGTCTGGTTCTTGAACAGGATTCCGCCGTCGAGAGGATGGTAGACGTCCGGGAGCTTGGACATCCACGCCTTGTAGTCCGAATATGTCTTGGAGTCGTAGTCCCCTAGATACCGTGCCCAGACGGAACCTTCCACTCGTTCGGACGTCTCCTTGAAGTGGCGGGTAACGTCTGCGTCCACGATTCGCATCAAGTCATACTCTTCAGTACTCCAGAAATGCGTCTCGGGATTGTACACGGCGTAGAAGGACTTCCCACGAATCATGAGGTCCTTGAATCGGAGAACACGCCAGGCCGGCCGTACCTCGGTCGTCCCCGATTTGAGGGCTCGCTCCTTAATCTCGTAGAAATCCATTAGACTCCTTATATGTCGTAGTTCTCCGCCAGATAGAGTTGCATCTGGTACCAGAGCTCAAGACGGTTCTGGTTCTGGAACTCATCCGACTCGTAGAACTCCGGGACGGACTCGAGGGGGAATATGCCTCCGCGTCCGTGGGAATCGTACTGACGGCTCATCCACCTCTGGATGGTCTTGTCGACCTTCCTGTCAAGGGCGGTTCCGCTATTGTCGAACTGATAGTCCGTGTAGTTGATTCCGAGGTTCTCGATCATCTCCCAGAAATACGGGTCGAGCCCCTCTTCGTCATCGAGTTCGAAGGCCATGCGATCGGCGAGCCCGAGCAGGACCTCGAGCACGCTGGCAGGGCTCTTACGAAATGCCGGTGAGAGCTTGCCGCCATAGCGGTTCCGCCACTCACGACCATCCATGTCCCGATTGCGGTCCATCATGGCAGAGTAGCGGAACTCGATATGGTGGAGCTTCCACAGGAGGTGGTAGCTGTCGAATATGCTCGGCAGCCTGCTCGCGCCCGCATCCAGGAACGAGAGCAGGAAGTCGAAGTACGCCTGTTCCATCAGTGGGATCCAGAGTACGAGTCCTCAATGATCTCTAGGCGAATATCGTAGGAGAGATCGAAGTTTCGGATCCACTTGACGACGATCTCGTCCGACTGCGTCTCGAGGTCGACATTGCCGAGCCACTCGCCCGCGTTGTCAATCGTGACCATGTCGCCGTCGCAGAGGATGCGATCCTCCGTGAAATACATCAGGCCGACCCGATCAAAGTTGAAGGCGCCCTCGTCGTACTCGTCCTCCGTGATCTCACGGATGGACTCGCCCTCGGCGACGGAATCCTCCTCTTCCTCCGGCTCGTCACCGACCTCCTCGGAAATATCCTCCTCCATGGCGAATCGGAGGTACTCGTCGTTGATGATCTTCTCGTACTTCTCCTTCATCTCGTTATGCTCCTCGACTTCCTCGTCCGAGATCGGCTGAAAGACCTCGACGGAATATGCGACAGCCCGCTCGGGCTCCTTATCCGTAGTCCACTTCTCGTCCTTGCAGTCCTGTACAGCGAGGAATCCCGCCGTGAGACCGACGACGAGCGCCGGCAGCAAATGCATTATCGTTCCCTTCTCGTGATCAGTCGTCCGATGAAATAACCAAGCAGAATGAAGAACAGAGCCTTCATCGAATGGCCAGCCTGTCGATCTGGTCCCAGATAACGCCGTCGACGTTGAAGTCGAGCACGAACTTGGTCACCTCTCGACCGATGACCGGATCGTAATCCCGGTAGTTCAGGACCTCGAAGTTGCCGAACTCGACGATGCCGTCGCCGTCCTCGTTGTCGTAGACCCAGCCGACCACTGCGCCGGCGCTCGTCTGAGGAAGCCCGAGACCCTTGTAGACCTCGTTCAGGAGCAGATACCCACGAGTCCTCAGGATGTCGTTGGCGTAGTTCTCCTGGGCGTGGAGGATCATGAGGCTGTAGTCCTCGTTGCCCTCCCAGGCTCCCGCGTTCTGATCGAATATGACAGCGTACGGCGAGACCCCGAGCTCCCTCATGAACTCCTCGGGCTTGAGCTGGAACTCGCGTCCCGTCTCGTCGTAGTACTGCTTCTTGGCCTCGTCGAGGGCCTTCTCGTTGGAGTGGTCGATGATCTTCTCGACCGTCTCCTCGCCGAGGCTCTCCTTCATCTTGTCCTGGTACTTTCGGAAGGACTCCTCGAGACCGGCGTAGGCCATGGACAGGCCCGCGATCCTCTTGGCGGAAATGCGGTGTGCGAGGATCAGAGAAATAGCGGAGGCCGTACCGATGCTCAGCGGCAGCGCGTAGTGCTTGACGAGACTACCGGCGAGCTTGGCCCAGGCACGGGCCTTGGCGATCTGAATATCCTTCTTCTCGAACTTCTCCTCGTCCTCGGCCGCCTTGACCGTCGACAGCTCGTTCAGGTCCTCCCATGTGGCCTCGCCGACACTGAGTGTCTGCTTGGCCGCCAGGACCGTGGTGGCGGTGAAACCGGCGATGCCCAGCCCCGTCAATATGGCCGGAGCATGCTTCGAGGCCACGAGAGCGCCCTTGCCGATGAGGCGCGTAACAATGGTGAGACTCATGATGCGAAATACTTCCTCTCGTTGAGCTTGTTGTATACGGCGATGACCTGTCCATCGCTCATCCTGTCGACCTTGGAGACCCACGCCGGGGCGGCTCCGTATGCCGTGCGCAGCTTAGCGCGCATCTGCGCTACTGTCACTCGTCATCATCCTTCCACAAGTCGTAAATGAATCCTACGGCGACCCAGAGAGCCACCGTCATGAGACTGAGCGCCACGAGCCAGATCTCCTGAGCGATCAGACCGGCTGTGACCGCGAGCACCACCAATATGGCTCCGACCCCGTACGCTGTAGTCCGGTCCTCACTATTCATCGAACGTCCTCCGGCTTCGGAAGATCAAGAATATACCCGTTGCGGGCTCGGACGGCCCTGGCTCCACGCAGGTCCCTCCAACCCCAGTTCTCGTCCGTATACGTCTGGGAGATCCCGGCCATGCCGTACAGATCCCCGACAGTCGCCACGTCGTACTGATCGCAGATACTGATCAGATGGTTCAGGACGTCCTCAGCCTCGTTACGAGTGGCGAAAATGATAGACTCGAGATTGTGCTCACGGCGGTCCCTCTGGGTGTAGACCCGCTCGGTCGGTGTCTCTCGCCTTCCGTAGGTCCTGTTGGAGTATGAGGTGTAGGTCCTGCTGGACTTGGAGCGCTGAGGACCGCCATCACCGCCGAAGAGCAAACGGTCGATACCGGAGGTGAAGATATCGCTGACGGCGTTCTTGATGCTCGGCAGGGCGATATCCCACAGCAAGTAGTTCCCCACCTCTTTGATGTCCTCGGCGAAGAATGCGCTCAGAGCCTGGCGTCCGAGCGATCCCTTGTCGATCCTGGCGGGCGTGGATACGATGCGCTCGGGCCTGGGCTTGGACTTGCGGGCGTTGGCCGGCAGGTCGCCTCGGATCGGGATGTTGTCCGTCATGTTCGTCCTTTCTGGGGGAATAGGAGGCCCCGAGTCTCCCCGGGGCCTCCTCAGGATATGGATGTCAGGCCTCGATCGTCTTGAAGACGTCTGGGCGCTCCTTCTTCGCCTGCTCGATCAGGGACTTGGGCATGACGCCGTTGAAGAACTTGATGCTCTTCTGCTCGTCCTCCAGCAGACTCAGGACGAACTCGTCGTAGAAGATGCTGTCCTTGAAGTTGGCGAGGATCTCGGGGGATTTCCGGAACCGCTTACCGTCCGACGACCTCTCACCGTAGGCCTTGTCGACCATGGTGCGGAAGAAATCGAACAGCTTGAACTTGTCCGCCATAGTCCAGTCCTCGGACTTGCGGGACATGAACGCCTGAAGCGTGTCAGTGAAACCGCCCGGCTCCGACTGCTGGAGCTCGATGAGATCCACCTTGTTCATGTGGAACCAGAGTGTCTCGGTGACCATGTCGCCGTCGAAAGTCTCGGCGCTGACGTTCATCTTGATCATGAATATGCCTCCTCAGGCGATCGAGTTGAGAGTGATGCCGGCGAGCGACTTCGTCGTCTTGACGATATGGTCCCACGAGGTCTTCTCGTCGAACTGCTCGCTCTTCTTGATCGTGCGCTTGACAGTCTTGCCGTTCTCGGTGAGGGTGACCACGACGGCTGTCTGAAGCTCCATGTTCGTTCCTTTCGAAAAATGAGAAACCCAGGACCCGTGTTAGGGGTCCTGGGATCGAGGTGTATCAGTCGTCGGAGTCGTCGACGAGCTCAGCGTCAACCACGTCGTCCGAAGACGTCGAGGCGGTCTCCTCGGTGTCATCATCGCTGGAGGCAAGGGCCTTCACCAGGCAGAGAGCTGCGAAGCCGGCTGCGGCAGGCAGGGCGTAGCGAGCACTCTTCTTGGCGATACGGCCGAGCTTGCTCCAGTTGACGGTGACGACGGGGGAGTCGTCCTCAACGGGCTCGGTGGACGGAGTCGTGGTGGAAACGGTGGTCTCAGTCATTAGAGTATCCTTTCGAGTTGATGGGGTCTCATTATAGGACGTGCAGAATCTGCGAAACCTCATGCCCCTTGTTGAGGGGCATGGGCCGTCTAGTTGTTTGAGGGCGTCTTGATGGAATCGATGGTCTCGGCGAAATTCTCGGCGTACTGTTGTCCGGCCTTGTCTCCGACATATGAGCCGAGGACACCACTACCGAGGCTGTAGACGACGGTCAATGCCACTCCGGCTGGAGGGCAGAGAGCGCTGACGACAGCACCGGCGGTGATACTGGCGGTTGTCGAGGCGACAAAGTTGACAACCTTGTATCCGGTGGTCTCTTTGAAACTCATGGTCGTTCCTTTCTAGAGGGGTCTCATTATGAGCCATGCTCATTTCACGAGAGCTTGTACCACCGCTCTGTTGGCTCGATCACGAAATCGAGGACGATGCAGGCTCTACCCTCCTCGGTGACCCGGGAGCCGTAGTGCACCTCGATCTGTCTCTGCTCATTCCATCCGAGTTGGTCGCCCAGGGAAATGCCCTCAAGACCGATTCCGGCGTAGAACTCGTTGAGGCTGACGCACATCTCCCGAAGCAGGGTGTAGTTCAGCTCGTTGACAACTCGATCGATCTTGTTGACGGTCGACTTGAAATAACGCCCGCTGTAGGCGTCGTAGAACAGGCAGTCGCCCTCGCCGTAGACGATAGTCTCACGAGGAACTGGCTGAGCCTTGGACGCCGCCTTCTCAGTGATCTGCTTCTCCTCCGGACCCAGGCGCTCCTGGACCGTCGAGCGATAACGGTCGTACATACTACGAGTGCCTTCGTAGGCGAGAAGCAGGGACGACTCGCGCTTGACCGAGATGCTGTGGGCTCCGACGATGCAGGCTCCGGTAGCCAATACGGCGATGGCTGGAGGAGCGTATATGCGGACGTACAGCTTGATACGCTGCTCCTTGGTGAGCTGCTTGAACTCGTCGATATCCCACTCGTGCATGATCCTGTCGGCTCGCACGCTCAGGGCCACAGACGCCCCAACTCCGAGTAGAGCGAGACCGGTGAGGATATGGTGCGAGTTGCGCAGAATGAATGTCTGGGCGGTCCTGAGGATTGAGAGATTCATCGGTAGTCCTCCTGCGTGTTCTTGATGGCCTCGAGGAATATCGCCTTGGCGATCTCGGGGTCCGTACCCTTCGGCACCTTGAGTGTCACTCGGACCGTGTTGGTCTCCCGGTCGACGTCGCGGTAGATAACCTGGACATCAGCGTCATTCATGTGCGTTCCTTTCTCGAGAAACCTAGAACCCGGGATGGGTTCTAGGTATGGGTATCAGAGACTGGTGTCGATGTGGATGGGCTTGGAGAAATCCTGCTTCGAGTTCTTGTTCCGGTTGATGCACCACTTGACGATGGCGTAGATGCCAACGCAGTAGATGATCGACTTGATCAAGCTCTCGACGAGGCGGGAGATCAGCATGATGTGATCCTTTCGGTCTATGGGTCTCATTATATACCATGCTGATCCTGCGAGAAACCCAGAACCCTCACGGGTTCTGGGAGTGAGATTCAGTTCTTGGTGGTGTCGGGGTCGAGGATCTTCTTGATCTCGTTCCAGCTCTCTTCGAAGCGCTGCTGAACACTGAGTGCGTCCTGAGGAAGCGGGGTCGACAGGCTCTCGATGGTCTTCCGCTGACGGCGGACGACTTTCTTGAGCTGCTCAATCTGCTTGCTCTGGGCGTAGACGGCGTAGGCGAACATGACGAAGGAGATGATTCCGAAGATGGTGAAGATGATAGACATGACGATTCCTTTCGTATGGGTCTCATTATAGGCCCTGCGGAATCCGCGTTCCGAATTTCTCACCCGGGAATTTTTCAGAATCAAAAACCAGAACCCTTGCGGATTCTGGAGAGTGAGATCAGTGCTCGTAGACGGGGCACGCATCGTGACGAGGGTTCGCGCAGTTGGCGCGCGCCATGCGGCAGAGTTTCGCGTTCTGCTCCCGGTCCTTCTTGACGCTGTTGAGGATAGCGCTAGAAGTGGCTTTGACAGTAACGGGGAAGGCAACGGCGAAGGCGGCGCAACCGAGAACGGTGGTGAACATGATGGTTCCTTTCGTTGAGGTAATGGGGTCTCGTTATAGCCCGTGTTGCCTTTGCGAAAAACCTAGAACCCTTGCGGGGTCCTAGGTCTTGATTCTCAGATGCGGATCTTGGCGACGAATCCGAGAGCCTTCGAGGCGACCGGGAATATCTGCTCAGCCTTCAGGATGGCGACGATCCCGACGAATGAGCCCACAGCGCCCACCACAGCATCCGGGCTGGGGCAGAAACGGCGCCGTTTGGCGTCCTGAATCTGCTCCAGGTCCTTGATGTTGCGGAGAGCGTGCGTGTAGGCCTCACTGTCGGGATCCATGCCGTCGATGAAGGAGTAAGCGTCATCCAGGGCGGTCTTGGCGTTCGGCTTGTTGTCGGACATGGTGTTCCTTTCAAATGGGGGTATCATTATGATCCATGTCTGATCCGCGTCTCAGGCGACCTCTGACACCTTGAGGGTGGCGGTGTCCTTCTTGGTCATGTCCTCAGCGGGAGTCTCGAGGGCGGCGTAGACCTCCTGGTTCTTGTGGTCCACATGGAGGACGCCGTCGACCTTGGGCTCGTAGTTCTTCGACGCCAGACCCAGCAGAGCGCCCAGGAAGGTGTCGACGGCGGTGATGGTGCCGACGACAGCCTCAGTGTGATGGAACCCCCACAGACCCGCCAGCGCCAGATAAAGGGTGGCGAGAGCAGGCAGCAGGATCTGGGCAATCCACTTCAGGGTGTTGTAGGTCTGATTCGACAGAGACAAAACGCTTGTCCTTCCTTCTGGTATCCGGGAAATGGATGGGAAGCCTGTTCACGGAGTCCATGACCTTCTCGGCGGTCCCGTTGCCGCCGAAGGTGTGGTAGGGCTGGTACAGATACTTCTGCAAGTCCTCGAACTCGTCGATCGTGATATAGCCCCGGGACAGATATGCCGTCCCCATGGCCACGATCTGATTGTGTGCCAGACCGAGCATCAGCTGGGTCTTGGCGTCATGTCGCTCGGATCTCTTCTGGAGATATGCCCAGATCCCACTACTCGTGAGGACTGAGCCGAAAATGGTGATCACGAGCTCCAACATGGGTTGCATTCAGCCTCCGATGGACATGAGCGGGCGAACACCGTACTTACTGGTCCAGTCCGCCCATGAGACATGCCGCTGGTCGCCATAATACAGGGCGAAGCGGTTCTTGGTGACCTGATCCCTGAGCCAGAACGACTCGCCCGAGAAGGGGATCGGGTTGCCTAGACGGAAATAGCTGAGCTGACGAGGGATCGGCGCCAAGTTGTTCTCCCCGCCGTTGACCCGGACGTGAACGAAGTTGGAGCCGAACATCTCGAACTCCGACGGGATGGTGACCTTGGGGTACTCCCAGCTCCAGCTCTTCTCCGTCAGTTCCCAGGAATTATCCGTGTTCTCGAACTCGTGAGGCTCGAACACCGGGAAGGTCTTGAAGTCCGAGATATCGAACGCCTGAAGAGCGGAGGCGAAGCGCACCATGCCCTCGGCGTAGTCGCGGCGCATCTTGGAGCCGTTCCAGCCCTTGTTGCACCAACCGGCCTCGCCGATGTTGTCGATACCCAGATTCCGGTCACTCATGATCGTGATCCGGTGCTGGTTCGTCCCGTTTGGGTGATCCAGATATCGATCGAAGTCGACGATGATCCAGCGGCAGGTGTTATCGTTGAACTGCCAGTAGTCGCCCAGCCACATCCCATCGAACGTCCCGTTCCTGATGGCCATCTTCTGAGCGGCCGTGATGGTCTTACCGAGGTTGTTGCCTCTGGTGATGACCTTCTTCAGATTCGGGTCGTTATTGAAGGCGTTCAGGAAATCGAACTTGTTGTTCAAAGTGATCTGCTTGGGCTGCATGACACTCTGAGCCCACTGAGCGTTCTCGGTCCCAGACTTGCCGCGGCAGTCGATGATCTCGAAGGCCGTTGCGTCCTGGGCGCCCCTGGGGACGCGGACGGCAGCGATGAGGACCTCGTAGTTGTCAGGGGTCTGCGTGGGTTGAGGGATGCCCTGATTTGGATTCCCCTGGACGGCCCGGATGTTGGCGATCCGGACGGCCCTGGTGTTGTCGACTCGGATGAATACAGCGTCGTAGCGATCGCCGTCGGTACTGCCCGGGTTCAGGGTGTAGTACCGCTCCGCATCATTCTCGAGCCAGTGACCCTTGAGCCAGGCACGCCCCGACTGGATGATGATCTGGCGTCCGTTGCCCTTGACAACCTGGTAGGCCCGACCCCAGTTCTGGAAGATACCGTCGGAAATGACCCCGTCGAACATTCGTCCGAAGTCGTCCGCGGAGTACTTCCGGTCCCCGTTGATGGAGACGAAGAATCCTGATCTCTCTGTCATGTGATGTTCAACCCCGGTTTCGACTTCTGAATATCGGACAAGGACTCGAACGTCGGGTAGAAGACGTCTCCCTCCGAGTCCGAGGATGTACGGATGTACTCGGTCACCCGAGCGATGTCCTGCTGCCCGAACTCGTTCTGGATCTGCACGAAATCACCCAGGAAGAAGTCCTCGTTGTAGATGTACATGGACTGTTGAGCGGCCTCACCCGAGAACATCTCGATCGGCATATGACGCCACAGCTCGGTGTTGCACTGCTCGTGGATCTGGCGATAAATGGAATTGGGATCCACTGTAGCGACGCCCTTGAACCCGTTTCCAGCCTGCATGTACCCGTTGGTGTGCTCGATCGAGGGTGACTGCAAATATCCCTCTCGAAGGCCTAGTCCTGTAGTGCCGACTCGAATCGAGTTGTTCTGCATCGCGGAGTCGCCATTCTGGTCCAGATATTCCTGCTGATACCCATTATTGGTGAACAGTAGATTATTTGGCACTGTGAATTTAACAGCACCCGAGAATATCTTTGTTCTGGTGCCGACCTTAGACTTGAAGTACGTGGCCTTGGATAGGTTGTCGTACTTGGGCGAGAACACTACGGGAGGACGTTCTCCTTGGTTGAATGTACGGTTAACGCCGTTGTACGTGTAGCCGTACCAGTAATACGGATCCTCGCCGTCGTATTCGATTGCCCATCCCGACATCGTCAGATCGGTGAGGTTCTGAACGATCTTGTACCAGGATCCTTCCATTGTATAAGGATCCTTGCTGTAATCGGGATTGTTCGTCCATTCGTGGGCATAATTCATAGGGCGAACATTACCGTCGCCGCTGACCTCGATGTTTCCGATGTCTAGGGAGGACGTCGGACGACCGCGACGGATTCCGTCCGGAAGTTCGTCGACTGAATACCATCCGAATCCTAGGACGTAACGCTCATGCGACGTATCAAGCGAATCCCGCTGCTTAAACAGCAGGTTAGTGTAATGCTTGATAACGTCCTTAACCTTGCCGCGAGTGCGCTCGTGCTTGCATAGAAGAGTCCCGTCCCACATAGGATAGGGATGCATGACCCGTCTGTCTAATATGGACTCAAGACTGCGGCCGCTAACCGTCAGCAAGGACTCCTTACCGTACTCCGTGTTGAGCTCGACCTGCTCGATGATCATGAGCTTGTTCGTACCTTTGGTGTACAGGTAGTAGTCCAGCTGGTAAGTCCTCAGGTTCTCCAGGGTTCCGGGGACCACGAGCTTGAAGTCCCCGAATCCGTGGAATCGCTCAGTCCAGACGACGGACTTGTAGTCCTCGCAGATATGCTGGATGATCATGGACTCGTCCAGTACGGCAAGATACATGTCACACCCCCTGGTAGAGAACGTCGGTTGAGAAGTATACGTCGGTCAGCGTCGGATCATTCATGCTGATCTGGAACTCGTTGACGCCAGGCCTCAGCTTGAGCCAGTCCGAGTTGCGGTCCAGTGCCGCCAGGAACTTGTCCTTGCGGTCGCCTCTGGTCCGGATGATATACTTGGAGCCCACCCGCGAATTGACGGTGACGACGTCTCCGCCGACGATCGGGTCGACCTTGTAGTACGTCTTGTCGAGAAATGCTCCGGTGAGCTTGAAGGTGTCCCTGGAGAACGTCTCGGTGACCGTGATCGGGAGCTTGGCCCCTGGGCGGAACCGGAATATCATGGTGAATCCGGTCTCCACCTCGCCCTTGTAGTCGATGACCGCAGACAGGACTCCACGATCCTTGGCGAACTCGAGCGATGGAGAGGGCTCATCCATGAAGTCGAACTCGAAAGTCCCGATGTCCCGCTTCCACTCGAGGTTCTGGTTTACCATCGTGTCAGCATCATGCCAGTAGGCGTCAGGGCACAATATGCTGACGTTGATCTCCTCGTCCTTGGAGAAGATATCGGCTTCGACCGACTCAACGTAACCCTCGGTCCTGACCCTGCGCTTGTCAGTGTTGACGTACACGGACATGGGCTGCTTGATCTGGAACCAGGAGTAGATTCGCTGGCGAGTCGTCTCGATGTCGGGATATGGCAACGGCGCGAGTTTGATCTTGAGGTTCCTCATTCCCGCCCTCGCGCCGTTGAAGATCGCCACATCGGTCAGAGCCAGTTCTGTGGTGTTGATCGAGGCCTTCGTTGCCGACAGACCGTCGACGGATTTGACCGCGACACCCTCGATCCACGGGTTCGTGAGCGAGAGCACGATCCTGTGCTGACGATATGTCAGGAACTCTATGGACTCGATCATAAGTCGTACATGGCTCCTCTGAACTGTTCGATCTGGTTGTGCGTCTGCCTGTAGATCTCCGTCTCGGACAGAGCCTTGGGAGACGTGTTGTACTGGTTGAACACGACGTTGCTGCCGTTGTTCACAGTCTCGTTCACAGTCTCGCCGACGCGGGACTGAGCGCCCTGGACGGCCCTGCCAGCGAGCTGGGTCGTCATGTTGGCCGACAGATTCTCCTGAATATCGTCCTGCGGCAGAAGCTCCTGTATCTTGCTGGCCTGCTCCTCCACTTGCGAGAGGTCCAGAACCGGCTTGATCGTTGGATTCATGTCGCCGCCGAACGCGTCGTTCCAGATATCCTTCGTGTTACCGAAGCCTTTGGCGAGCGCGTCGACGGTATCGTGAGCCATCGTGGAGGCCGCGTCGATCCCCTGCTCGGTGTTCTCCGAGATACCGTTGGTCAGACCCTGCATCAGGAACTCACCGATCTCGAACATGACACGAGAGGGAGAATGAATGCCGAATACCTGCTTGGTCGTGTTGACGATGCTGGTACCGAAGTTGCGAATCGTCTGCTTGACCTCTTCGATCTTGCCCTTGATTGCGTTCTTCAGACCCTCGACGAGCCTGTGACCAGCATTCCTCATCCCGGAGACGCCCGTGGATACGAGCTGTTTGATACCGTTGACGATACCGTTCCTGATCGCCGTGATGAGCCGAATACCGGCATCCATCAAGGCACCCGAGTTGTTCTCGATGGCATCGGCGAGTCCATTGACGAATTTGATGATCGTCTCGAACGCCGCCTGGGTAATTCTCGGCATGTTGTCGCCGAGACTCTGAAGGAACGCCACGATGCAGTCTGTCGCCTTGGTCCCGATCTCTGGGATCTTGTAGGACAGACCCTCGAGGAAGGACGTGAGGAGGTCGGACCCCCTCTCGACTAGCGTCGGCATGTTCTGAATAAGAGCATCCGACAAGGTGATGATCAGGAATATGGCACAGTCGATGATCTCCTGAGCGCAGTCGTAGACCACCTGGATGATCGCGTGGATGATGGTGATCATGAGCTCGACGAACGTCGGAATGGACTCGATCATCGCCTGGGCCGCGGACGTGAGGACGACCTTGATGTACTCGACGATGGTGCCCTGGTTGTCGATGAAGACCTGCATGAAGTTGATGAAGGCCTCGCCGATAGCCGTACCCATGGCGGGCATCCGCTCGATGAATCCGTCGACGGCGTCCAGGAATGTCTGGACACCCTCAGCTCCGGTGGTCGACAGGTTGGCAATGGCATTCACCAAGTTGGCAATACCATCGGTGGCCAGGCCGACACCGTAGCCGATCATCAATACGGCACCACCCAGAGCGACCAGTCCGATGGCGGCTCCCTCGGCGATGTATCCGATGACCACGAGTGCGCCCAGAGCCGCAGCCATGATGGCAATGCCCTTGCCTGCGGTACCCCAGTCCATCTCGCCCAGAGTGCGCATGACCGGGACCAGCATGGCTAGCGCCAGTACGGTGATCATCAGGCCCGCAGCACCGCCGAGGCTTCCTCCACCACCCAGGGTCGAAAGGCCGACCAGAATGCCTAGAGCAACGGCCATCATTGTAAGACCCTTGGCGTAGGTACCCCAGTCCATGGTAGCGAAACTCTCGATCTCCTTAGCCACGATCTTGAGTGTGACTGCAAGAATGAGAGCAGACAGGGCCCCTACGAGGTGCTTGCCGCCGAGGCCCTCCTCGCCCTCGCCGAGCCTGGATACTGCCACGGCCAGAGATGTGAGGCACAAGTCCATGGCTATAATGCCTTTGATTGTGTCGCCCCAGGACAATTCGCCGATCTCGGTGAGGACCTTGGCGATCTGCCGCATGGTGAGGGCCAGAGCGAGAAATGCGAAGGCCGAGGCCTTCTTGATCTTGACGGTGCCCATCTGAGACATCATGGACATCATCTTCATGATGAGTCCGAGTGCGATAACGCCCTGTGCCAGGTCGGAAACGCTCATCTCGCCCAGAGGCTTGACCGCCTGAGCAAGCAGCCAGACACCGATGCCCAGAGGAACCGCCACGAGGGAGAAAGCGAGCAGATCAACATTGCTCTTGGTCGTGGTGTCGGCCATGGATATCATCATCTTCACGACTGCGTACAGTCCGATGACGCCCTTGAGAATGTCATCCCAGTCCATGGATCCGATGTTGCTCAGGGCCTTGCCGAGGAGTAGTGCTACTCCGGCCAATACAACCAGAGCCAGCATTCGCTTGGCCATACCCTTCATGTCCTTGTTGTCGTTGGACTCGGACAGTTCGTCCTCGGCCTTCTTCAACATGTTGAACATGAAATAAAGGGCTGATCCGGCCATGATGATCTTGGTGGCTGGGATCTGAGCGACGACCCACAGGGCTCCTGCCAGAACGAGGACCGCAGCGGCGAGCAGGAGAATCGTGGTAGCCTTGACCTTACTAGTCGTGGCCTCCATCGAGTCCTTGAACGCGTCGATGGTATCCTTGACGCTGCCTAGGATACCCGCGAAGTTGGATCCGGCCTGTCCCCACTCCTTGAGGGTGGATATGACCTTGCGTGCCATGGCGATGAAGGTGGCCAGGGCTCCGGCCTTCAGGATGCTGTCGAATATCCCAGTGTAGTCCCCGTTATCGGCCATCTCCTTGAGCTCGCCGAACGCACCTTTGAACGGCTCGATGAGGGCCTTGGCTGCGACGACAGCAACCTTTCCGATGGCTCCGAGAACTTTACCGATGCCCTGGATGAGCTTGACGAAGTTCTTCCAGCCCGCGGTAGCCTTGTCCTTGAGCTCGAGATTGGCGATGAAGTCCTTGGTGGTGCTCCAGCCGTACTTGACGGATTCGGCGTACTCTCCCATGAGAGTCTTCAGGTCGCTGAAGGCCTTCTTGAACGGCTCGACGTCGAAATCGAAGTTCAGGGTCGCCAGATTCTTCAGGACACCCCAGACACCCGATCCAACGGACTTGAGAATACCGCCGATGGAGGAGAGCCAGGCGATATCCGGGCCGTTCTTCATCTGCTCGGCCCACTCGCTGAACTTGGTGGAGATCTCGTCGTAGAGCTCGGCAAGTGTCCGCATCTTCGGCGTCAACCAGTCCTCAACAACAACCGCCTGCTTGTTGATGCACTCGGTCAGCCAGTTGATGAAGCTGGTGAGCTTCTCGATCGCCGGAATAAGATGGTCGGCCAGGTGCTGCCCCCAGAAATACGACTTCTTGAAGGCGGACTCGAACAGGTCTACGATCTTGTTCTTGAGCTTGGTGAACTTGGACTCGTTCTCCTCAGCGGAGTCTCCAGCATCATCCGTTGACTCGCCGACGATACCGAGCGCCTGACCAACCTCCTGGGCGCCCTGCTTGAGCTCCCGGAACGGCCCGACGACAGCCTCCTTGATCCCGGAGCCCGCGGACTTCAACGCCTCCCACAGGGCGTCCCAGGCCTCCCTGAGTCTCCTGAGGCTAGGGGTGATCTCGTCATGGAATCCCTCGGAGAAGTTCTCCCAGATGCGCTTGAGACCCTTGCCAGTCCAGATGATGGCCTTGATAACATTCTCGGCGACGTTGAGGTTGTCGTACCACTCCTGAATCGCAACGACGTGGTCCCTGAGCTGCCATGACCAGTCCGCGGTGTGTCCACGGAGACTGGAAATGAGAGCCCCGAGACCCTTGAGCGCTCCGCCAGCGATCCATGCCACGATCTTGCCGAAGTCCGACAGGACCATAACACCTATTTTGATGACGCGGAAGAACGCCTCGAAGTACATGCCGAGGGACTCGATAGTCGACTCACTTGGGACCAGCTTGGCCATGAAGTTGGCAAAAGCCTCCGAGATGCTGTACAGACCTTCGGCGGATGGCCCGCTGAAGACTTGCGAGAACGCCTGACCGATGCGCTGGAGAGGCTCCCACATGGCGTGGAACAGGGAGGCGAGCCCCTCGAGGACCTTCTCCCTACCGCCTAGGTCCGCCCAGCCCTGGAGAAGGGCGTTCCGGGCGTTGCCCATCTGGGTGATGATGCCGCTCGGGCCCGTAAGGAATGCGCCTACCTGAGTCCACAGGGCCTTGGCCTGCTCGAAGTCGCCGAAGATGATTCGGAACGACTGACCCCAGGACGAACCGAGCTCCTCGCCGATGACGCCCATCAGCTGGGAGAAGGTCTTGATGTCCTGAGCAGCGGACATACCGGTCTTGGCCAGCTCCTGGATCTGAGCGATCTGCTCCTCGGTGTAACCCATGGACGCGAGTTGCTCGTCGGAGTACTCCCCAGCCATCTGCTTGAGGGTCTCCATCATGATCTCCTGGGTCAGCCATCCTTCCTGGAGGGAAAGCCTGAACGACCCGTCCTTGGCGATCATCTCGTCGACGCTCTTGCCGTGGATCTTGGCAGTCTGGATCAGCTGGTCCTGGAACTGCTTGGTGGCGATTCCGGCGTTCTCCAGGGACATCCAGTCCTGAAGCTTGACCGTACCGGCGGCCATGGCCTGTGAAAGCTGATACATAGCCCTCGAGGTGGCCTCGGAGTTGGCTCCGGCCACGGCGGCCCAGTTCGCCAGACCCTTAATCGATGCGACCGAGTCGTCCAGACCGATACCCGCAGCGGTGAACTTACCGATATTGGACGTCATCTCACCGAAGTTGTAGATGGTCTGGTCCGCGTAGGTGTTCAGCTGGTCCAGAGCCGCGTTCACGGTCTGAATCGTCTCGCCCTTCTGGGCGGTGTTGGCGAGAATGGTCTGAACCGAGTTGAGCTGGAGCTCGTACTCCTTCATACCGTCAATGAGCGGCTGAACGGTGAAGCTCGAGAGCATCGAGGAGCCGATCTCGGTGATCTTGCCGCCGATGCTGGCGAGTGCACCGAACGCGATCGACTGGAGAGCCGAGAATCTGCTAGTAGTCTCGGCGATACCCGCCTGGGCCTCCGAGAAATTGAGGTTCTTGGCGGCTGCGGAGACCTGGTTAATCCCCTCGACACCACCACGAAATGCCAGCCCCTCCTCGAGCTTCTTGACTCCATTGAGGGAGTCCTGAACCCCGTTCATGAACTGGCCGTTGTTGAACTTGAGCGAGACCACTCGCTCCTCGATGGACGCCACTAGCCTCTCACCGCACTTTCAAGCTGCTTGACGATGCTGTCGAATATAGGCCTGAGCGCCGGATTTATATAATCCACGCCCTGGACATAGCCACCGGTTCTGGTGCCATGCCCGTACTGCAATATGACTGCGATCGGGACACCCTGCTCCACGTGGGAGTTGTTCCAGACCAATGAGACTCTGTTGGCGCTCCGCTTGATCTCGTAGGACCAGCAGGATGCGGTGTAACCGGACCTGACCGGAGTTGCAGCGGATAATGCGGCAACCCCGGCCTGTCCACAATCATCGAGGAAATCGAAGAAGCGGCCCTCCTTGAGTCTCTCGAGCCACTTCCCTGTATCCATCCTCGAATCGATCTCCAGCGTGAACGCTGGACTCATGCGGCCCTCTCACAAGAAGCCGCGATACCAGCCACAATCGCGCCCATAGCTCCTCTGGACCATCCGACCTTGAGGTTGTCGGCGGTGGCGGGAATATGCGCAACGGTGGGAAGCCCGGAGGCCTTGATCGGGTCCCAGGTCGTCTGGGGCGCGTCGAACTCCATGGACAGAATATCGCAGATCTTGCCGGATAGGAAGTCTGGATACGCCGGCTTGCCGATGTCCGAGTTGTAGGCGTACCCCCAGGTCTTGAAACCGCGGGCTCGAACCATGTCGAACATCCACTTGGAGTCGAAGTACGCCTTGATGATGACCTTCCGCTCCATGCCCTTGAATATGCCGCAGACCTCTCGCCACTCGCCCATCTTGTACTTCGGGTCGAAGACGATGACATGGGTGGAGCTGTACTTCTCGATCAACCAGTCCAGCTTGGCGGGCATGTACTGGGTCTTCGACGCCTCGGCCTTGATCTCGGCCCAGGTGTACTCGTCGGCCTTCTTGGTCAGCGCGGGAACAAGACGACTCATGCTCTGATCGTGGCAACCGAACCAGACACCGTCCTTGCTCCTGGCCGCTGAGAACTCCAGCGCGTGAGCGTGGTAGTCGACGGCCTGCGTATATGCGACCTCGGTGTGCTCCGGCCAGGACAGAGAACCGCCCCGGTGAGCCACGATGAAATGCGGAGTCTTGAAGAGCTCCGTGATCGTCTTGGCACCCTCAGGGATGGCCCTCATCGTGAGTGTCCCGATCTCTTTGACTCCATCCCAGACGACAACACCGATCTTGGATCCGTCGGCCAGAGTCGGATCGAGCGAGTCGTTCTGCTCCTTGAGCCTGACGTCAACGCCGAATCGAACCTTGATGCCGGTATCCGAGGGTGGAGCGTATGCGGACTGCGCGTACCCGACGACAATCGAGGACCAGGACTTGTCCGTAGCTTTCCCCCAGTTCCCGTTCGTCATGGATTCGACGTTAGCGGGGAATGCGGCGACCGCAGCGGTGTTCACGTCGTGCTGCACGAACCCGGTGATCTGCGGAAATGGTCCGTTCTGCCAGCCGGCGGATTCCTTCTCCGGCATCCTCGGGATGAGCTGCTTGACCTTGGTGCCATCGAGAACAATAAGGACCGCACAGCACCTGGCAGTATAGGTCGCGTTCTTGGACTTCCACGCCACGTTCTGGGTGTCGGCGGAATTCGCAACCATTTTGACAGCCACGGTGCAAGACCGAATGTCCTCATTGGCGGCGTACTTCCCGGTCCATCCCTCGGGCGTGCAGTCCTGCATGTGGTTGAGCTGACCGCCCACGATGAGCAGTGCCCAGTCCCCGACAGCCGACGGAACGCTCAGTTTCTCGTCGGGATTCTTGGAGACTGCGATACCCTTCATGGGAGACGTCATGATCAGACCTTTCGAACGATAACCGTGTTAGGCGGGGTTCCGGCGGGGACCTGCTCCTCACGACCGAGGATCATGACATTCCCATTGCCCCCGCCTCCGCCGCCAGCGGGACGGTTGCTCTTGATGGTGACGTCGACGATGTCGTCCTCGGAGAGTTTGACCGTCTTCGTGGCGGGCCAGCCCTGGTCATCCAGGAAGAGGCGGGCGTTGGTGTTGCGGAAGAACCACACCATGCCCTCGATCTTGCCGTTCTCGCCCGCGGTGTCGACGTAGGTCGGTCCATCATCGGGGTCGACGGTAAGAGTGGCGAATGGCGGGATGTCACCCTTCACATGACAGTAAGGCATGACGACCTCACTTGCTCTCGCCGAGCTTGTCCTTGATCTCGTCGAGAGACTTCTGGAGCTTGTCCTGCTTGTAGGAGATGTCCTTCAGCCAGCCGACGAGCGGACCGTCGAAACGACGACCAGCGATACCGGCACCGGTCTGATCGGAGATCTCGACGAGACGATCCTTCATCTCAGCGAGAAGATCGGTGGCATATGACACTTCGAGTTCCTCTCCGCCGTCGCTCGAGCCCTGGCTCGGACGGCCTTTGTCGTACCAGTAGCGGCATGCCTCGGAGAACGGAATGCCGTAAGCCTCATAGGCCCCGTCTGCGGACCCAGAGTTGTATCGAGAACCGACTCGCTTGAGGTCCTCGTAGGAATCGCCCTCGGACTGAATGAGTCCCTTGAGGATGGCGCAGCCGACCTCGGAGGATTTCTGCGGGTCCCACCACTCCCTGTTCGGGTCGTTGATGAAATAACCGTTGTAGGTTACCTGGAGCGGACCGACGCCGTTCGAGGTGCCCCACTCCGAGACGATGGGCCAGAAGTAGTTGAGGAAGTTGTCCTTCGTCACCTCGCCCCATCCGGAGCAGGCGCCTCCGGCGTCGTGGCCGTAAATATTAGCTCCGGCCTCGCCGGTCTCCATCTTGAGCGCACCAAGGGCAGCCCACCAAGGACAACCAACGGCGTCGGCCGCACGGAGAACCGCATCCTGGATAGAAGTGGCCGCACCGTTCTCCTCGCGGTGGGACGGGGCACTAGACCCGTGGTTGTCCCGTCGACGCAGGCAGTGTGTCCAAGCGGCGGCCTGAGTATATGGATGCTGGTTGTACTCGATCGAGCGAACCTCGCTACCGGTCTGGTCGCCGAGGTATCCGTCGATCGAACCGTCCTCGGCGATCCATGCCTCGGACAGGATGGTCGGGCCGAGTCCTGTAACCATAGCAACATGCCCACGACCGCCCGAGGCCTCCTCGGACAGGACGATGTCGCCAATCTCAAACCCGCCGTCGGGCTCGGTGCCGGCCCACTGGTCGGAAACGTCGG